TGGAACCTCTCAAAGTAATTACGGTGACCGAAGAACAGCTAGAAAGCCTGATCGATAAAAAAATAGATCAGTTACATGATGCTGTGAAAAAGCAATCCGAGATTACCGATCCCTTACTCGATATAGCTAGTTTGAAAGTCAATTTAAAATGGCCGGATGGTAAGGCAAGGCGATTAGTCAAAGAGGGACGTTTGAAACCTGAGTTTACAGGGAACGGTAAAACGATGTTTTTCAGACTATCCAAGTGTCTCACTCTATAAAATAATAGGACATGAAGGACTACCTCAAAGCCATTCCCGGCGCATTAGGGATGATCGCTTTCTTCTTCGCCCTTGTATGGGGATTTTGGTTGCTGAACGAAATGATGCATTAGAGCCATGATACACATTACTCCTGAGCAATACGATTTCATCCTTCGTGTGTTTGACGACGAGACTTTCGGCGGAACGGATGATCTGCGGCAAAAGAATGGCGACCCGGTCGATTTTGAGGTGATCGGATGCGGTTTGGATGCTTCGCTCGAAGTCAGTGCACGTGCCTACCAAAGCGATCACGGAACGGAGTATTCATTTACCTACGTCAATCTGCTGACCTATGTAGACGGCGGACACCGGGTGGACAACAATTTCAAGCAAAACATATTCATCGACAAGTACAAGCAAGCATCATAGGTTAGGTTCATTATGGTTAGTATTTGGTTAGACGAGTGTTCAAATAATGTTTGGGAAAAACTTAGCTGACACACTCACCCCTCCGTTCAACCGTGAGGCGCGACGGAGGTTTTTACAGAAATTTCAACCATCTAAAACATTGACATTATGAAAATTGGACTACTGGTAACGCTTATCGGATTGCCGATTATCTCAACTGCTGAGAAAAAGATGAAAGATTCGGAGCAAGAGACTTTCACTGCAAATGACGTGACACGCATCATTTTGTCTTCTATGATGGAGGTTGCCGAAGACCTCGATAACAAAGAATCCGAATTGAATTCAGAGGGCAAATCATCAGGTTCCACACAGGATTAATATACCATGAGGCAGGCAGACGACCTATCCCGGACAGACGGGGACGGTTCCGGGAAGGTGTGGGGAACCCTCGACAGCGATTATAACGAAGGAGAATCCGCGCTGTTAAAAGGTCTGCTGACAGCCGGGAAAGACCGGCAATTTGGACAGGTGGCGGAATTGGTAGACGCTAATACATGTGGTAAGTATGCCGAACAAGGCGAGCAGCATTAATGAGTGTGTAAAAGACGCTTACCGTAAGCACTCATTGCAGGTTCGAATCCTGCCCTGTCCGCAACAAAAGTAAATCAATATGGACGTTGAAAAGTTCAAAATCTGGCTGGCTCAGAGGGGATGCGAAATATTGCCTCCGACAAACCAATATGAAATTCTCCGGTTTAAAGGCAAGGAAACAGGGGTGCTGTATAACACTGGACGAACAAATGGCAGGTTCACGGATGAAGCGATTAGGGCATTCCGGGCAGGCGGAAAGTGGAATGGAGCGCCAATAAAAACAGGTCGGTACCCTGGCTATAAGAAAGAGAAAGCACGGTTGATTGAACGCGATGGCACCTGTTGCTTCTATTGTGGAAATGAGATGGGGGACGATATTACTGTTGAGCACCTGATCGCCCTGAGTTGTGGAGGTAAAAACGATCTTTCCAACATGGTTCTGGCCCATCAAAAGTGCAATCAGGCAGTCCACAATCTCCCTATCTCAGAAAAGGTTAAGGTAGCTATAAAAAATAGGATAAATACCAAATAAAAGACGGACTGTCGGGAAAGACCGGCATTGGACAGGCAGCCACCGGGGACGCCCGGATAAGTGGCAGGCAATGATGCGGGGAGTGCGCCCTTGAGATGTACAGCAAGACAGGGCCAACACAAACGAAGCCGACAGATACCCTTTCTCGCGGGTAAGATTCAAAGCTGTCGCCGGGGCAGAACCGGCCCTGTCCTCAAAGGAGACCCTAATCTCCCTCAAACCTCAAAAATCATAGTTATGGAATCAGAAAACAAACTTACCGTGATCGAGGACAACAGTATGTTGGTCTTCGGGTCGCAAAACAACTTCGAGAACGCCCAAAGGATGGCAAAAGCCCTTTGCAGTTCAACAATCGTCCCGGTGATGTACCAGGGAGAAAAGAACCTTCCCAACTGCATTGTCGCCCTTGAGATGGCTAACCGTATCAAGATGTCCCCCCTGATGGTTATGCAGAACCTTTATATCGTACATGGCAATCCGGGTTGGTCGTCCAAATTCCTGATTGCGGCACTAAACGTCAGCGGTCGTTTTTCTCCGATCCGCTACGAGTGGCGCGGAACCGAAGGACAGGACGATTGGGGATGCCGGGCGTGGGCTTATGACAAATCGGACGAAAAGCTCGAAGGTGCTTGGGTGGACATCAATATGGCCAAGAAAGAGGGTTGGTATTCCAAAAACGGTTCGAAATGGCAGACGATTCCCCAGCTGATGCTTCAATATCGCGCCGGGGCATTCTTCGCCCGGACTTACGCTCCTGAGATCGGAATGGGCATGCAGACCGCTGAAGAACTCTACGACGCACGGCCTATCCCGGTAGAAGCAAGGGTTATTCCCAATGAGATCGATCCTGAAACGATTTCCACCGAGCAAGAGGCCAAAGACGCGCTTTTAAGGGGTCATATCGACAAAGCCAAGTACGACGAATTACTCAGCAAGGCCCTGGGAAGAAAAGACGAACCGGAGGAAAAGAGCTTTGCCGAGCAGCAGATCGCAAACAACGCTTTCGGTTTGAAAGATATAGCCAAAGAGCATGGAACAGCTACAGAGAACTCCTGAATGGTATTCGGGCAGATTGGAAATGTTTACGAGCTCGGAGCTGGACGATCTCCTCTCCGAGCCCAAAAGTAAAGCCAACAAGGAAGCCGGCAAACTTTCCGAATCGAGTAAGGATTACGTTTACGACAAAGTATCCGAGCAGATCACCAACGGAACAATCCTCGATTACAAGGAACTCAACAACAAAGAGGTCAAATGGGGGCAGCAGTATGAAGACGAGGCCCGAATGCAGTATGAAGCCAGAACGGGTAATAAAGTCGATTTGTGCGGCTTCATACGCTATAACGAATATTTCGGCGGTTCCCCGGATGGATTGGTAGGTGAAGATGGAATCATTGAGATCAAGTGTCCTTACAGCGGGAAAAATTATGTAGAGTACCTCCTATTGGAAACGCAGGAGGATTTGAAGAAACTGAACCGGAAATATTACACCCAGATTCAGGGGAACCTGATTGTGACAAGTCGAAAATGGTGTGATTTCATAGCATACGATCCGAGGGTTCATAATCCGGATTTGGCTCTTAAAATCCTTCGGGTAGAACGGGATGAGCCTTTCATCGATTTTTGCCTGAAACAGCTTGAAAAGGCCAATAAGTACAAAGAAGAGATCAAAAGTAAACTTTTAAAAATGATCGCATGATGGATGATATTCTGGTGGAGTGCAATGGGGAGTTACTGCCTGAAACAATGGTTGGCAGGCTCGAACCGCTTTGCAGGGAAGCCCACGATATACAGCAGTATCTCAACGCCCCTTATTCCGGTGAAATCAATGTCTTGCTCGACCGGCTATCCACTCTCAATGTCTACATGGCCCGATCCGGTGAGATGCTTGCCGAGGCTGTTTTCCTGCAGGAGGAAGCCATCAATAGGGCTTTCGAGGAAAACAAAGATCGAATCGATTGCATGGCGGCCACAGTAGCCAACAAATACCTGACGAGTTGCTGCCGGCATGAAAACAGGTTAGTCAAGTGGTTGGACCGGATCAACGCCACCTGCAAACATCAATCTGATAATCTCAGGACGCAGATAAGTTTCGTAAAGGAGCAGGTTAGATTGGATGGGAGGGGTTACTAATGAATTACAAGGCCAAATTAGACCGAATTTTCAGCGAATATGTCCGATTGAGGGATTCCGACAGCAACGGTTACGGACGCTGTATTTCGTGCGGAAAAGTAGTTTTCTGGAAGGATGCGGATGCAGGTCATTATGTCAACCGGAAACACATGAGCCTGCGGTTCGATGAAAAGAACGTGAATTTGCAATGCAGGAGTTGTAACAGGTTCGACGAAGGCAATATGATCGGATATAATCACGGTCTTATCGAGAAGTACGGGGATAAGGTTATTCCCTATTTGGACATCAAAAGACACAACATCAGTAAAATCGGGCCGACCGAATATACGGTGCTTATAAAGCACTATCAGCAGGAGGTTAAAAGGCTTAAAGAGCAAAAAGGATTGTAATGGAAGGCTGGATAAAACTTCACCGTCAGATCATAGAGCATCCGGATTATTTCAGTGAGCCGTTTACCCGGGTTATGGCATGGATCGACCTGCTTATGCTCGCCAACCACAAAGGGATGAACATGTATGTGCGTGGGAACAAAGTCGAGATAAAACGAGGCGACACGGCCATTGCCCAGGAAACATTGGCAACCAGGTGGAAGTGGTCGAGAAGTAAGGTAAGACGGTATTTAAATGAGCTCGAAAAAGACCGCCAGATAGTACAACAGAAATCCAATGTAATAAGCACTATTTCAGTAGTTAATTACGACGCATACCAATCAGACGATACAACAGAAAGTACAGCAGAAAGCCTGCAGACGACCCGCAGACGTACAGCAGAAAGCCTGCAGACGAACACAAACAAGAATGTAAAGAATGATAAGAAAGCACACACACAGTTTTTTTCTGGTAAAGACAAAACGCGCGCGCGTGAAGTTTCGCAGAAAGCCCAGGATATGCTGCGGTGGATCGAGACCCATACACCCTCGGTTCAGTTGATGGAGTTTCCGATCACCTTGCGCCAGGCTCAGGCGATTGTCGAGCGCATGGACGACGAGGATGTAATCCGCATTCTGACCGACATGTGCAACAAGGGAGCCACCAAGCGCTGCCGCAGCGCGATCAACACTTTCAACTCTTACGCCAGCCGGGATTTTATTCTCAAAGAGAAGCGCGAAAAAGCGCGTAACCACGAAGCCATACAACGGGGTTTTGTCAAGAAATAGCGATGAAAGATAACTACACCTGTTCCGAAGTTGCCGACACCAGATGTCACGACAAGGAAAGATTTACCCTCCTGATGAGTTTGGATGACCTGTTAGACTACTTCAAAAGCAAAGAGAAATGACCGTCCTTGAAGCTATCGGGCAACTGACCGCCGAGCGAAAAGAGAAAAGAATCGAGCCGCTGAACATTGTTTTTCGGAGTATCTACGACAAACTTTCGATCAGTTGATTTGAGATGGTCGAAGAGCTTGAAAGGCTGAAAGAAGCAGGATTAATCCACATCGGGGATACGCCGAAAGACAGATACGCAAAACTATTAAAAACCAGATAATCATGAGTAAATACATTAGTTTGGACGTCGATACCGAAGTTGAATTTTATGTAAGAGATATACTGGAGAAAATCGATGATGATGAGCTGCGTGGCGAGGTTATCCGCAGGGAGTTGTCTGCCAGGATTAATCTGGGAACAACTACCGTCGAGAATTACAAACCCGGAGAATTCCGCCGCATCCTGTGCGATGTCCTTTCGCTGGGTTATCAAGTGTCCGATGATGAGATTCTCGGCAGGATTAAAGGGTGTTTGTAAACCATCCCGTCCGGGGCACAGAATAACGAGAGATGACGCACGGCAGTTCGTTTTCAGGGATCGGAGGTTTTGACCTCGCCGCCGAATGGGTCGGATGGCAAAACCTTTTCAACTGCGAGATAGACCCTTTTTGTCAAACCGTACTAAAACACCACTTTCCAGATGCAGAACAATTCACAGACATACGAACAGCAGATTTTGCCAGGTACAAAGGCCGGATCGACGTGTTCACAGGAGGTTTTCCCTGCCAGCCGTTTTCAACTGCCGGACAACAAAAAGGAACCGAAGATGACCGCTACCTGTGGCCCGAAATGCTCGGAGTTATTCGGGTTGTTCGACCCCGTTGGGTCGTGGGCGAGAACGTTTACGGGATTGTTAGTTGGTCGGACGGGTTGGTATTCGAACAGGTGTGCGCTGACCTGGAAGCGGAAGGTTACGAAGTCCAGCCGTATGTACTTCCAGCTTGCGGTGTCGGCGCTCCACACCAAAGGTACCGGACATGGTTTGTTGCCCACCGCGCAGACGCAGGGATTGAAGATGTGCGAGAACGGAAAGACGAAATTTTATCCGGTGGGGTTGCTTCCTACTCCGAAAGTGCAGGATTGTCGCCATGCCAAGAGAGACAGGGGCAAGAGCAACCTCGGCGAAGAAATGAGCGAGTTAGTATACCGCCAAACTGGCGAAACTTCCCAACTCAATCCCCTGTTCGTCGAGGAGATGATGGGCTTTCCGACTGGTTGGATTTTGACGCCGTTTTTGAAGGAATCCTAACACCCCGGCGGGCCAAAGCCTACAACCGATGGCGGGAGCAGGCCATCAAAGCCTACGGAAACGCCGTAGTTCCCCAAGTGGTATTACAGATTTTTGAAACGATCAACGAGTATGAAGCCCTATCGAGGGCAGAAAGGAGCGGGAAATGAAAAGCAAACGAGCAAAGGAATTTATCAGGAATAGCGCATTTAGTGCGATACAACTACCCGGCGAAGTGATGTATTCGATTCACATGAATGTGGAAGGGAAGCTCCTGGATCGTAAAAGCGCTGAGAGAGCCGTCGAGCTTGCCGAGCAGGACGCAGAAGAGAAGATTGAAGCGCTGAAAGCAAGAGCAGCGGAGGCGTTCAAAGAATACATGGAACAAGCACATGGAGGTTACCTAACCTCCGATCTGGACAATTTCATTCGTAAACTCAACGAGCAATGAAACGGGCTGTTATTATCGGAGCGGGTTGGCCGGACTTGAAAATTCAAGTATCTGATACGAAAGAAATCCTGTCTTGTGATCCTTTTGTCGGATGCGCCCTATTGATGCCGGAAGACGTGGATACAATTGAAGGTTATAAGCAATATATATCGGATCATCTTGTTGGTCGTGAGATTATTATCAATTTGAATTGCTTACGTCACGACGGTGTTCTGCTTCCTCAAGAGAATGATTTAAAGTTGATTGAAGTATGACCTTCACTACCCCCTGCTTTGTTCGGGTTGAGAATCCGGAGAAGCGAAAAGAGTTGATCGAGTGGCTGGAAGGGATTGGATATAAATTTCTTATGCGGGGTCTTGAATCTAACGTGTTGTATGTAGATGTTACATCGGGTTGTCTATTATGCGCGTTTGAATCCCCCGTCACACAGTCAGAGATGGTTTCAAAAGGCTATATCGACTGCGGCGACAATATCGAGCTGTTCAAAGCCCTGGCGGCGATGAATGACGAGAACGACCGGGAACAGTGGTTTGTGGAAGAAGGAAGAATGTTCAAGTGCACGTCAGACAAGATCAACGGCTATTCCTATCACTGGATGACCACCCGCAAAGCCACCGCCGAAGAGATTGTCGAATACTTCAAAAATAAAGAGAGATGAAAACACCCCAAGGAGTAATCAGAGGCATTATTACCGATCCAGATACAGGAGAACAGATAGAAACATATGCCAGAATTCCAGTTAGATTAACACCTGAGGCTCTGGCGAAGGCTTATGCGGCTAAGGCCATGCAAGAGCGTTACCAGGCTGAAATGGGTAAGTATGATGAAATTCAGCAAGCTGTGTTTTGCGAGATTTACGATGATTTCATGAAAGGCTTTCAACTCGGATTCGAGCGACAAAATTTCAGTTTAGAGGATTTTTACAATCATAAAACAGCACAGCGATGAAAACACCCCAAGAGGCGGCCAGAGAGTACGCGCACGATCATATTGCAGAGCGCTGCAAAAGTACTAATTGCAAAGAGTTTGATTGTCGGCCTTTTGACAGAAATGTAGCAGGGTATCACACCAGGTGTCGGGCCCGCTATCAGGAGTATCGGGATGGTTTCCTCGCCGGTGTAGCATGGGCCTATCGATGGATCAGTGTGGAGGATGAATTGCCGGAATCCGGTGAGCCTTACGACGAAAAATATTACTCGGTCAAATGCCCTCGTTTTTCCGAATCCGGTTATGCTTTTGCCGAATTTGGCCGAGACGGTTGCTGGGTAGAAGATTCAACAGGAAGCGATATTACCCAATATGTCACCCACTGGCGTCCCATCGAACGAGTAAAGGAGCAAGAAGATTAACCCGCCTTCGGGCATAACAGGAGAAGAAGATGAGCACAACAGTCAAAATGTGGGCGGTGTTTGATCCGGAAGGGAAACCCGTAGAATGGTCACTACGCCCGAACGAGGAATGGTGTATTGAAGATTTCATCGGCCAATCCTCGTGGGGCAATTACGAGAAAGAGAGTCACACCTGCCGCCCTGTGAAGGTGACGATTGAAGAGATAAAAAATGAAAGTCAAGGAGATCATTAACCAGCTTCACAACTTCCAAAAGTGGAGACGCGGAGCGAATATAGAGCAGCCCGATCCCACCGAGATCGGCAAGGCCATAGACGGGGCTATTCGGGAGTTGCGGAACTTCCAGAGGTTGAAAGTGAAAATTGAGAAAAAGAAACTGCCGCAAGGCGAAAAATAAAAACGGAGGGTGTCCGCCTCACCCTCCAACGACTAACCCAAACCCAATGTTATGAAAATTGGTAATGCAAATATAACAAAAACCTGAAAAATGAAAAGAACCTTACTTTATTTTCTTCCTGTTCTTGCCTTTATAGCCGTGATTCTTGCCGCCTGTGAGCTCAACAAGAACAGGCCGGGCAAGATCATCTTCGACCGTGTTCCCTTCGTCTATGCCACCATAAACGGCCAACGGGAGCTATTCTTAATAGATACCGGAGCGTCTACATCTATGCTGGATAAAAAGCTCTGTGACGAGGTGAAAATCTACTACATGGCTACCGGCTTAGAGGTAATCGGCGTAGACGGAACCTCGATCCCTCTAAAGACCACCGGAAGAATCCCGTTCACGCTCGACAGCATCCCGTATTCGGCCAGCTTCGCGGTACAGGACATGGCCAGTCTACGGCGGGCTACCGGAAAGAATGTAAGAGGATTGATCGGCTCGGATGTGCTGGGATTTTACCGGTTGACGGTGGATTTTAAAACATGTGAATTGAGATGATTACTGAGACTATCATTAATGAAGTTGCCCGAAAGGTTGAAGCGGTAACCGGATTTTCCCTTGAAGAGATTAGGAGTAAAAGCAGATACTATCCACTCGTTCGGGCAAGAATCATTCTCGCATACGAATTAAGGCGGCAGAACCTAACGTATATCGAAATAGCCAACGCGATAAACAGGGATCATTCAACATTGACGCATTATCTTACAGCCTATAGGGATAAATACGATGCCGATCCCGTATTTCGTAAGATGGCAAATTGTTCTAAAGGTAGACAAACCCTATAGGGAAAACAGTAATAAATGCGGTTGAAGTTGGACTAAAAGTAGAATTGTCTAATGAAGGCGGTCAAAGCAAGAATTAAAAAATACAAAAAGTAGTCGGATGGGTGCAAGTTTTGATAATTACGTGTCTGAACGATACGATGATTGGGTAGCTTACACAGAGGCATTATGCCTAAAATACGGGGTGAAACTGGAAGCGCGGGAGGTCGTAAACGAATCCTTCCGCGTACTACTTGAGCGCAACGGGGCCAAACTCGACCGACTGATAGCCGCAAGACCGGGGCGTAAACCGGTAGCCGAATTTATGATGAAGCGAATTATCCGATTTCAAGTCTGTTTCCCAAAATCAGGCGTCAGGTATAAATCCGGTCAAAAATTCACGTCCGAATCTTCGGAAGAAACACCGGAAACATTCTCCGATACGAATGTAGATTATTCTGGTTTTATGCAGTCTATTTTAGAGCAAGTGCCGTTTACCGATCTTGAACGGCGGATATTCGTGTGGGTAGCCGTCGAAGGGAAAAGGCTGGACGACTGGCCGGGAGAGGAAAGCCGTAGAAAACTGTTTTACAAACAGCGAAGCGCAATTTTGAAAGTGAGAGCGCTTCTGCATCGAAAAGGAATTTTCAAAGAATAATTGCAGTGAATCCGGCTTTTTGTCGGATTTTTTTTTTGTTCCAGTTTGCACTTTTCCCCGGCTTATTCCATTTGGAAGAAAAGACCTTTAAAAATGGCAGCTCCGAAGAAAAATACTTACACACAGTTAGCAAAGAAAAACAGAGTTGGGAAACCTGTCTCTTATTCCCCTGAAAGCCTTTGGAAGAAAGCCGTTGAGTATTTCAGTTGGGTGGAAAATAACCCTCTGTATGAACGTAAGGCTTTCGGTACCGGGTTAGTGGCGGATTTACCGAAGCTGCGCGCAATGAGCATTTGCGGATTTTGCATTTTCGCAGGAATTGACAGGCAGACGTTCGCCAACTATGAGGATAAAGCCGAATATTTCGGCATCACCACGCGCATTAGGGATATTATCTACGATCAGAAGTTCACAGGAGCCGCTGCGGGGCTTTTGGAAAGCAACATTATCGCGCGGGAATTGGGTTTGGTCGACAAAAAAGATGTGACGACAAACGGCCAAAACGTAACCGCGTCCCCCTTGAACGATTTACCCACGGAGGCGCTATTGGAAATCGAGCAAATAGCTAAAAAATATGGCAAATAGCGAACAAAGTTCCTTTACCGATCTCCGGTATTTATCCGAGGTGATCGCCCGAAAGAATTTCGAGCGGTTCGCCTTGTACGTAATGCCGTCTTTGGAGCTATCACCGTTCCATCGGGCTTATTACCAGGCTTTGGAACTGTTTACCCGTGGTGCGATTAAAAAACTGATTGTAACGGTACCGCCCCAGCATGGCAAATCTCTCGGATCGTCGCAGCTTCTCCCGGCCTACCTATTAGGGCTGAACCCGGAATTAAAAATCGCCCTCGCTTCATACGCATTCACGCTGGCAACGAAATTCAACAAACGGGTACAGCGCGTTATTTCGGATGCGGCATATCAAAATTTATTCCCTGACACATGCCTCAAATCGGGCTCCCGGCAATCGGTCGCAGGATCGTACCTACAAACCTCGGAAGAGTTCGAAATTGTCGGTTACGGCGGATCGTTCCAGTCGGTCGGAAGGGGTGGCGGTCTGACGGGTAACAAGGTAGATATAGCGATATTGGACGACTTGTACAAAGATGCGGCGGAGGGAAACAGCCCGACCGTACGGGAAAGCGTTTGGGAGTGGTACACGTCAGCCGTTAAAACCCGTCTGCATAACGGATCGCAGGAACTTATCGTTTTCACCCGCTGGCATGAGGAGGATTTGATCGGCATACTGGAGGACAAAGAGGGCGTGCGGGTGCTCGGTTCTTTTTCAGAGATCAACCCCGATTACACAGGTTGGTATAAACTCAACTTTGAAGCGATCAAAGAGAGCGAACCCACCGAGATCGACCCGCGCCGTTACGGTGCCCCGCTTTGGCCGGAGCGTCACAGCCTCGAAAGCCTGGAGCAGCGGCGCGCGCTCGATCCATTCCGCTTTGACTGCATGTACCAGGGGCACCCGTCGTCCAAAGAGGGCCTTTTGTACGGTGATAACTTCAAAACCTATGACACCCCGGCCAGCCCGGACGAAATCATCCGGAAAGCCAATTACACCGATACCGCGGACACCGGCACGGATTACCTGTGCTCGATCTGCTACGACGTGCTGAAAGGGGGGCAAATCAACATTACCGACGTACTATACACGCAGGCTCCGATGGAGGAAACCGAACCGGCCACCGCGCAAATGTTGCTTCGTAACGGCACCCGTGCGGCACTGATCGAAAGCAACAACGGCGGGCGCGGGTTTGCCCGGAACGTGCAACGCAAAGCCACGGCGGTACATGTTGAGTGGTTCCACCAATCAGGTAACAAGGAATCCCGCATTCTGACCAATTCCGCCACGGTACTGCAAAATATCCGTTTCCCGGAAGGCTGGCGCCTGCGTTGGCCGGAGTTGTACGCGCATCTCACCACCTACAAACGATTATTCAAAGCAAACAAGAACGACGATGCACCGGACGCACTGACCGGGATCGTCGAAAAGGAGATCATCAATAAAAACAACCGGATTCTATACATGGGATAGGATCGTAAAACTTACAATTATGGCAAGACCAAAAAGAGACCAGAACGCCGCAGCCGTGGCGGATTATCAGGAACCGAAAGACACCCGCACGCCGTATCAAATCCTGCTCGACCTGCTCAACGTGGCGGAAAGCACCGCCGGGGAGATCGTAAAATCCCAAATCGCCGCCGGTGGGCCGATCATCCGCATGCGCCGCATTCAGGGTGAAATACACAAGCTCATCAAAGAGGCTAAAGTCTATGTCTAGTTTCGCTATCGATCACGAAACATACTCCTGCCCGACCCGGTGGCAGGAGTTACCCGTTTCCGACGCCGTGAAATTGCAGGCGCTCGTGAAGGAACTACCGGATGCGGTGGCGGATCATTTCCGTTCATTGGTCGGCCCGGCGGAAGAAGTTACCCCGGTTCAGGGGGATGACGTAGGGGCCTTGCTCGACTTCTGGCGCAAGGCGCTGCACGCGCTATCCGGATGCCCGTTGCCGGTACTCGACAAAACCGCCGATACGGATGTACACGCGCTCGGGGAACACTGCCTGACGCTGTTCGTGTTTTCGTTACTGGCGGCTCCCTTGTACCACCCGGAGGGGATCGAAGCCTTCAATACGAACGGGGAACGGTTGGTTATCCCCGCAACCGGCACCGACGCGCTGGGTAATGCAGTGCCGCTGGAAAGAATTACGGCAAAGGAGTTTTGCGATGCGTCGGATATTACCGCTACCGGAGATTTGACCCTCGCGCCGCTGCTGTTGGCCGTTTTGTGCCGCCCGGACGGGGAACCATACGACGAGGAGGGAGCCAAAACCCGCGCCCGAAAGATGGGAGACGTGCCGATGAGCATTTATCTGGAAGTATACACCCGCCTGATGGAAATGCACGCCTATCTGAGAGGGGAATTTCCGAAACTCTACGGATCGGACAAAGGCGGGGATAAATCGAGCGACGATCCCTACACATGGAGCGACAAATTGCTGTTCGTGGCGGACGACAAACCCAGCGAACTGCCGTATGCAGAGGGGCTGAATGCCTATGAATTTGTCCGCATACTGGACGCGAAACTCAAACGGGAGAAACAGAAATGGGAGATAGTAGCGGCGACCAGAGGATTTTAAAATGGCGGGCATGCGTGGCCCTGCTCGACATGCTCTACAACCGGGAATGCCGGTGCGACCGGGCCAAATGTGCCGGGCATTTCGAGTACCTGCGCCGGTTGAAATTCGAATACGAGTGTAAAATCGAAGAGTATGAGGAAGAAATTAATAGAGGCGATCAAAGCGGCATTTCTCAGTGAAGGATACGGATTCTTTCAGGGGTTCGCAGACAAAATACAGGGCAGCGAACTAACCCTGCCCGCGCTGTGGCTTACACCGATTGAGGTGGCCGGGATGAGCGGACGTAACGACGGCAAAGTGACCTACAAAATCGTCCTGTACCTGTTCGTTCAGAACGAACAGTACGACGAGCAGCAGAAAGAGGAAAAATGGGAGGAACTGGAACGCATCGCGCGCAAAGGGATCGCTACGCTTCCGATGATCTCCGATGTCATTTCCACCGACAAAGTGACGATCAAACCGGACGAGTTCGCATTCACCTCGTTCGGAGAGCTTTCCCAGACGGTAACCTTCCTCGCCGACGTGTATTTCTGCAATGAGTAAGCCCCTCGACATACTGGGCCAGTTGGCCGAACACCTGAAAAAAGCCTTGCAAACGGAGCTTTCGGTACAAATGCGCGTGGCCTCCGGGACACTGATAAACAGCATCGAGGCCGTGGTAAAAGAGACTATGAGCGGTTTCGAGATCGTCGGTTCGGCGGTCTATTACGCGAAGTATGTAGAGAACGGGCGCCGGGCCGGGGCGAAAGGGGTACCTATTGAAGCGCTAATCGAGTGGATCAGGATAAAGCGGATTATGATAGATGGCCGCAACGAACGTTCTACGGCTTTTATGTTCCAGAGCTCGATCCGTCGCAAAGGAATCGCCCCGTCGCTGTTTATCACGCGCACCCTGCAAAACCAGGAAAGCACAATCGACCGGAGTATTCACGCGGCATGCGGGGAATTGGTCAACTACCACATCGAAACCATGTTTAACGAAATCAAACAAGCAGCATGATAGACCTGACAGTAAAACCGGAGAAATTCAGCAGCGTATATCGTCCGGTAATCTATACCCTGACCAAAACCGGCACGAAGAAAGAGACCGTGCAGATTCTCGACGGATCGACGGTACTCGGAATGAAACAATTTGTGACCGCGGGCAGGATCGCGGTAAACGTATCGGAATATTACCGTAACCTGATCGAAACGGCACCGGTGATCGATGACAGCCTCTCGTTTGTCCATGCCGTGAAACGGACGGTAACGGCCCGGATCGACGTGACGGCGGATTCCTCGGTGCTGCTCACTTCGGGGATTACCGATCTTGCTTTGTCCACCCTGCTGTCGAATGCGCCGGGGCCGCGGATACTCCGACCCGGAGAATGGGACGAATTGAGCTATCTGGTAGATGAACAGGTATTGGCCGGGACAATTATCGTCACGATGAAAAACGGGCAGGAAATCACCATGCAAATGCCTAATTCGTCTATCGACGGAGTGGCCGTACTGGTGGTGCATTACGATTCCATCGCCGAGGCGGTGCAGCTCAAAGGTGCCGATCCCGCGGGCATGGCCGGAATCAGGGTAAAACCCACGCTCGGGTGTTACGACCTGCCGGAAGTGGAGTACCGGATTGTCCGCTCTGGGTGCGGTGTCCGTATCGCGTGGTGGAACCGCCGGGGCGGGATCGACTATTATACGTTCCGCTCCGACCTCGATAAAAGTTATACCACCGAACGCACGAAGATCAAAACGGCGGAAGGCTGGCGGACGGTTTCCTCGGAAGTGGAGGACGAACGCAATATCTCTTCCGGGGGGCTTCCGGGTTTTATGCTCGAATGGCTGGGCGAGATCGTCAGTGCGCCGAAAGTGTGGCTGATTGACGGAGACCAGGCTATTCCCATCGACATTACCTCGGACGTGATTACGACATTCGACCAGGCGGAGATGCCGCAGCTTGAGTTAACCTTCCGATCCATCGACACCGAAAAAATGCAAACGACATGATCGACCTGTACATAGACGGCAAACGCCTCGATACGGATCAGCAGACCGACGCCGCAATTACGCTCTCCATCGGGAGCGTGGAAGATCCATCCCAGAGCCTGACGGCCTTTTCAAAGTCTATCGAAGTTCCGGCCACCGCCCGCAACAAAGAGATCATGCAGTTCGCCGATCAGCTTCACGGGGTCGAGCAGTTCAACAACGCCAAACACCCGGCCCGGCTGGAGGCCGGGGGCGTGGTGGTGATGACCGGCACCGCACAAATCACGAAGGTAACGGTAAACAACCTGCTGAATGCCTCATACGAAGTGAACCTGATCGGCGCGGAGTACGAATGGGCGAAAAAGGCCGCCGAAGCGAAACTCAACGAAACGGACGGATTAGGTAGCTGGGTATTCTCTGCCGCCACGATCAAAAGCCTGTTGGAATCCAATGGCGGGGTGTATTTGTTTCCGGTCTACCGGGGACAGTACGTGCGCCGGATCAACGACGAGAACACAGACAGGAAGAGCGGCACGAGCGGAACGTTTGTTCCCCGGCCTTATACCACGCTGGCCGACTACCTGCCTTTCTTCAACGTGCGGCTGCTCATGGAGAAGATCATCGGCCAGTACGGGTACTCGATCCGTTCGGATTTCTTTGAAAATAACGCGCTTTTCGGACGTTTGGTCGTGGCCGGGGAGTGGGAAGAGTACGACACTTCGGAACTGGAGGAAAAATACGACTTCCTCGCGGGTAAGTTCGCATCTGGAGAGCCTTATTTCATCGTGACGAACCAACGCTATGAGTTCGGATTTAATGAAATCGGACGTATCGTAGACACTGTTAGGCCGGAGGAGGAATCCGCCGACGAAGAGGTGCTGGAGGATGTGTACGACAAGGGAGGGTGCGTAACATTCCCTGCTGTCACCGAGCCGGTATTCACGGCTAAAGAGGACATGGTGATAGGCTTCGAGTACAATCTCGAATACGTCACCGGGATCAGCACCGAGTACGCCGCCGAAGGTGATAAATACGGCAAACTGATCTGGTTTGACACTGTGGACGGGGAAGCGGTGCCGGAAGAGTGTATCGAGGCCGACCGCACGGACATATCGAAAAACACCCCGCAGGGCGAATATATGTATATCTACCGGCTGACGAAGGGGACTATCAACGACGACAAGCACTATATCCGGTTTCGGCATAACAAGGACGGAGAGTACGATGAAAACGGCGAATACGACGAGACATACGTTAAGATCGGCCAAAGCGGCTCTTTCGTCTGTACGGTCAACGTGTCAAGTACCGCCGAAGTATTTATCGGGGAGCCGAACCCGATTTTCCCGTCCCGGATGGTCTGGAAAAAGACGAATATGGAGATCGAGATGTTCGCCCTCGACAATTCGGCCACGATCAAACTGAAATATATCGTAGAGCCGAGGTTTTTGAGTGCCGGGGAGACAATGACGATCAAAACACCGGTATTCTCCAGTTCCAACGCGCCGAATATGGCCGACGGAAAAACGCCGTATATCCAACTGGCCCTGACGAATAACACGACGGTCAAGGCGTATTTCTGTAAGCGGCCCGGCTACGGTACGGCCCTCAGTGCGAAAAACATGCTCCAATCGGGTATTACGCAGATGGATTTCATCAGCGCCGTAAAACAGATGTTCGACCTGATGTTCTACACCAACGCCGAGACCAAAGAGGTGTATATCGAGCCGCGGGAGGCATTCTACACCTCTACGCCGATAGACTGGCGGGGGCGGATGGACTACTCGCAGGAGATCGAGGTCGAGGACGCGGGAAACGATATTGGAAAGACGGTGGTGCTCGGCTATCAGACCGACGATGTGATAGAGCGGCACAACGAAGAGACCGGAACCGAGTTAGGCACCTACAAAGAAGATATTTTGAAGTACCATGCCGAGGACGAAGAGGATTTGACCAATCCGCAATTCGTAGCGACTACCGTAGTGGAGGAAAAAATCCCGGGTGCGGCGGCTATTTCGCTGATCGACTTCTCCCCGGAAGATGACGAGCCGTCCGACCCGTGGGAATTGGATTTGGATTCTTCGATGAAGGTGTGCGAATACCTTGGCATGAAGCCTCTGCCGGACGGCACAGACCCCAATATACCCCCGCAATATCTCCTGATCCGGGATAAAGGCGTGAATACGGCGATTAACTCGTTTCCGGAGGTATCGTTCGACAACCTGCATTTCGAGGGCGCAAACGGCCTGAAATCCTACTATGCGAAAACGATAGAATCGTACAACTACGGTAAGCGGATCACCGCGCAGGTGAAGCTATCCCCGGCGGACGTGGAAAACCTCATGCTGCCGAACGATCTGCGGCGGGATTTCCGCGCGCTGTATCGCCTCAGTATCGGCGGGGAGGATGTCTATTGCCGCCTGGAAGAGATCAACGACTACGACCCGGCCAGCGCCGAGCCGACAGAATGCGTGTTTTTGAAAGAAAATTAACTTAAAAATCAATATTATGGCTGATAACGAACAAGTTTTTAGGATAGTTGTAGACTATAAAACTGCCTACGAGGAATTGGAACGCGTCAAAGAGAAGCTAAAAGCGGCTCAATCAGAAACGCGAAACCTGACAATCAAACAACAGGAACTTAACGAACAGTTCAAACAGGGGGTTATTTCCGAGCAAGAGTATCAATCGGCATCGGAAGCACTCAGACAAAAGCTCATCGCCAACCGGAAAGAGGTTACCGCTTTGACCGAAGAGCGCAGAAAAGCTATGCAGATCGAAAAAAGTATGGCTTTGGCCGAAATGGCAGAGGCTAACTCACTGATCCAGTTAAGGGAGACTTTAAAAACCCTTACAAAGCAATTTGACGCGCTCGGTGAGGCCAAGCAAAAATCGGCAAAGGGGGTACAACTTCAAAAAGAAATTGACGGAGTTAATAAGAAAATCCTTGAACTCGAAATGTCTACCGGTCGTTTCGGACGAAACGTCGGTAACTATGCAAGCGGATTCAATCCCCTGAATTTTCAGGTGCAGCAGCTGACGCGCGAATTACCGTCCCTGACTATGAACCTGCAACAATTTTTCCTCGCTATCTCGAACAACCTGCCGATGTTCGCTGACGAATTACAGCGGGCGGCGGCGGCCAACGCGAAATTAAAGGCTGAGGGGCATGCAACAATACCGGTGTGGAGGCAGGTACTTTCCGCATTCGGTTCGTGGCAAACCATGCTCGTTGTGGGGATCACCCTGCTTACTGCTTACGGTAAAGAGATCGGACAATGGGTCAAGGAATTGTTTAAGGGTAGTCAGTCTTTGTCTGCTTTGGGGCAAGCCCAAAAACTTGTAAATGCTTCAATGATTCAAGGTAAGTCAGACGCAGCGAGTAATATTGTACAGTTACAATTATTGTATCGAGCGGCACAAGATGTGACCGTTCCAATGGAACGACGAAGAAAAGCCGCTGAAAAAATGCAGGAAATGTACCCATCTTATTTGGGTAATCTGAACACCGAAGCAATTCTCGCTGGGAAAGCAAAAAAGGAATACGAAGATTTATGCACAGCGATTCTTCAAGCAGCCAGAGCGCGAGCAGCAGAAAATGACATCGTAAAAATTCAGCAAGAATTAAACAAGGTGATTGAAAGTGCTGACTATAAACGTTGGGAACAAGCTAAAAAGTCCGTCAATGACTATTGGAATTTATATAGGCAGGCTCGTATTGATGGGGACATTCAAGCACAAAAGGATTATAAAAAATGGATGCAGGAAGAAAATAAAATCGCAGCCGACCTGGAAGGGGCTATCAAAAAAAACATCAAAGATTTGACAGGACAATCAGTTGCAATAGAGGTATTTGTTGGCAGTCGTAAACGTGCGATGAAACAACTTGCAAACACTGCTGTATTACAGCATACAACAATCGATGCATCAACTGACCAGAAAGATACAGAAGAGGCTGCTCGTGAGGCTGAAAAAGCCGCTCGCGAGGCAAAAAAAGCCGCAAAAGATGCTGCAGACTATAAAAAACAGCTTGAGGACGACACGATCAAATACATGCGAGAGGGCCGGGAAAAAGACCTTGACGATCAGAAATTGAAGTATCAACGCGCACGCGAAGAGTACGAGGGTAATGCTGAGATGATCCAAAAAGTCGAACAATGGAATCACAATCAAGTCTCCGAAATCAATAAAAAATGGGACGAAAAAGAGCTGGACGAATACGATAAAAAGCTCAAAACCCAATTAGATTTGCTGGAGGATGGCACCGACAAGAAAATTGCGTTGCTGAAATTGGAACGGGCCAAGTTAGTACGACAGGCCATTATGAACGGTGCAAGTGTCGTCGAAGCAACGGAACAGGCTAACAAGTGGTACAAAACCAAAGAAAAGGAGATTCGGGATGCTACTCCGGAAGGGAAGCGCGATTTAAAACTGGCTCAGATAGAAAATACTTATGAATTTGAAAAAGCCTGTATCAATCAACTTGACATTTCTGATGGCGAACGGTACAAGAAATTGGCAGAGCTTGAAAATAAACGCAGAAAAGATCAGGCCGATACCGCCTGGGCATACATTCAGCAACAATATGAGGCGGGGAAAATTACGCAGGAAGTATACGAAAAAAACAGGAAACTTTACGCAGGTTTCTATGCCGAAATAGCCAATGAAGCGGCAGACATAGCTAATATTGATATTATTTCAGCCGGAGGGACATCCGAAAAAGGGTTAGCGAAAGCCGCAAAAAGAAAATCGCGGCAAGAAAAATCAAATTCGTTTTTCGGTAAACTTTTCGGAATAGACCCTAAAAGTAAAGAAGGAAAGGCGCAAATTAAACAGGAGAAAAAGGAGTTACTTAATTTAGCCGTTGACACCGCCCGCGATATAGGGCAAGCTGTGATCGACATTCAGACCGAAATTTCGCAACGCCGATTGAAACTGGAGCAAGAACGGATCGACGCGGAGCGGGATTCAGAGTTGAAATCCCTTGAATTGAGGTATAACAAGGGCCTGATGTCCGAGAAAGCCTATAACAAGGCAGTAGAAGCAACTAATGCCGAAGCTGACCGGAAAAAAGAAGAGGCCGAACGAGCTGCATTCGAGCGGGAAAAACGGCTGAAAATTATGGGCATTGCCATCGATACGGCTGCCGGTATCACAAAAGTATGGTCAGAAACTGGCCTTACGGGCTGGAAATTAGCTATGGCTGTCGCACAAACAGCCTTCCTGACGGCAAACGGTATCGCTCAAACGGCTGTAATTTCTAGTCAACAATTCGCCAAAGGAGGTATCGTACCTATCGGAGACGGCAAAAACGGCGTTTCAATGGGAATGTTGCAAGGCCCATCCCATTCGCAGGGGGGAATCCCGTTAATGGTGAACGGACAGCCTGTGAATGCAGAGGTGGAAGGCGGCGAAATCCTCGCGGTAATTAACAAGCGATCAGCCGCTCAGTATCTTCCCCTATTTTCGGCGATCAACGCGACGAACGGCGTGAAATTCGAGAACGGCGGGGTTATCGGCTCCGGGTGGACATTACCGACACCGGCACCACTGCCGCCCAGCAACGGGCAAATGTTGGCTTCTATGCGGGATGATCTGAGGACATATTACCGGCAAACTGAACGTATGATAAAGGCTACGACTGAGAGAATCGACAACATCAAAGTCCACGTAGTCGAAAAAGATATTACCAAAACTCAAAAGAAAGTTGCAAGTATCAGGGCCAAAGCGACTATAATTGGAGGAAAATAGGTATATTAGCATATATAAATTAATTATAAATCTATTTATTATGATTACAGAAGAGGATATTGACGGCTTGCAAATTGCTAATGTCATATGCGCAATTCTACGTATTATGGTTATTGTTTCGGTTGGTATTGGGATAATTGTATCCTTTATTATGGCCTGGAATGGAGAGCATGGTTTTGATTGGGACGACGGCTGGTGGATTCCGATGGTATGCGGCATTGCCTCTGCTTTTGTATTGGCGATTTCATACGCAATACTTAAAATCTTAATAGTTATTGCAGAAAAAGAACCGGAAGCAACAAACTAATTGCATTTGATTATGGAAGGCATTACCCTTTTGGTTAGCATCATTCTCATTGTTTTCGGAGTTTTGCAAATTATTCTATTCTTTAAATTGTGGGGGATGACGAATGATGTGAAGAAAATGAAAAAGCATTTTCTGCCGAGCGATAGCAATAATTGTTCTCTGAAAGGAGAAGATACGCCGATTGGCCAACACTCCGATATTCAAGCCGTCGTATGGGTAATAATAGCGATAGTCGCAATAGGCCTTATAGTAGCATCGGTATATTCGGCTATTTGAAACATCGCATTCTGCCGAACAGTTACTAAACGAGAGCCCTCGAAAGAGGGCTTTTTTAATTGTATAATTTCCTGTATATTGCACTGTCAAACTACCCTGATTATGAAAAAACTACTATTCCTGTTATGTGTTTCTGCACTTGTATTCGCCGGATGCAGTAAAGATGAGAAAGAACCGGAACCTGATCCCAATCCGGGGCCAACTTATTGCTATGAGTTTACCATCAGTACCACGTACAGTGTGGCAGGCGCTTCTTTGCCAGGTTACCCTTACACAGTCCGGACTAAAAGTAAGCAATGCGGATTGACAAAAGAAAGGGCCCAGGAGGTGGAGGATAGCTACGATTCTTTTAGTACGTCAAGAATTAACGGGGTTACGGTTCGTATTAAAGTTACAGCCAGTAAAAAAAGATTACGAAATTAAAGTTCGTAAATTATGCTTTTAGCCCGCTGATAGCGGGCTTTTTTATCGCCCTTATTAATAGGTATTTAATCTTCTTCGTTGGGGTTATTATTCTCC